ATGCTCATCTAAATAAATTTCGAGTTTCGCATAATATTCTGTAGCAGCCTCTTTCAGATTGTTAAAACGTTTTGATATAATATTTTCATCTTTGTGGATAATGTAAAATCCTGCTTCGCTTAGTTCTCTGCTCATAATCTATACTCCTGTATTAGTTCGTCTTACTGACTTATCGCAATCAACATTAATTACGATATGATTACAGTATAGTCTCGTAACGCGACTATGTCAACACTAAATGTGAAAAAAAATCAAATTATTTTTAACTTGTACAAAATTGAATCTTTATGTATAATAATATAGTTTAGTGTGCTTATTATGTGCACATGAAATATCAGGGCTAACAGATATGACAAAATTTCAACCAGGTCAGTCAGGAAACCCGGCTGGAAGGCCTCCTGCGCCTCTAGATAGACGAACTATCTTCAGGGAAGTCGTTCTAGGTCATGGAGAAGCAATCGTTCAGAAAGCTACAGAATTAGCTCTAGATGGTGATAAAGATATGATCAAGTTGATAATGCCTATGATTATCCCAAAAGCTCTTACAGAAGAATACTTTAAAAATCAGCAATACTTTATGAAGTGCGTACTAGAGAAAGCTTCATCAGCTGAAAAAGCTAAAGAAATATTTTCTCAAATGACCCAGGGTAATGTATCAACAAGTACAGGGAGTATTTTTCTTGACGCTCTACAAAAAACCCAGATGGTTAACTTATGTTCAGTTGTAGATGATGTTGAAAAACTTAAAGAATCTAAAGACGAAGTGTCACAGATCAAGCAAGAGAACGCTATACTTAAAGCTAAGCTAGCGGAGATGGAAAAGAAATCAAATGTTTAACGTTAAACAATGAGGATTAAATCATGCCATTAAAAAAAGGAAAGTCAAAAAATGTACAGCAAGCTAACATTAAAGAACTGATCAAAACTAAGCCATCAAAAGCAAGAGCTAAAGCTATAAAAACTATTGCTAAGAAACGGGGTATAAGTCCGAAGAAGGCTAAGATCAAGCACGCAGTTGCTATTGCGATATCTAAATCAAAAAATAGCAGTAATAAATAAATGTACGCATCTAAGGTAAAAAAACTCAAAGAAGATGTAAATGATTTACAGAGATATTATGATGTTGATGTTGAGCCTGATGTTTATATTGATGGGTATTGTGTAAAATTAAATCATGACAAAGCAGTTAAGTATGATCCCTGTTCAAATAGCAAGCAAGGAACTTTTGTTGATTTTCATAAAGATAACTCACCTTTTCGGTTAATGATGGGCGGCTTTGGTTCGGGAAAATCTACGTGCTGCTGTAACGAAATTATTTTACAGTTATATAATATGCCGCCTATGAAGGACGGTATAAGAAGGGCAAAGGGGGCTATTGTTCGTAATACGATGGGTGAGCTTGAGTCTACAACTATGGCCACATGGACGAAATGGTTTGGAAACACTTCATTAGGATTTTTTCTAGGAAAACAAACTATAAGAAAAAAACCAAATCTTATATATAAATATAAATACTCTGATAATCGTGGAAAATGTGAGCTAGAGCTTATTTGTATTGGATTGGATAGAGAAGATCAAAAACAAAAATTAGAATCACTAGAATTAACGTTTGCTTATGTTAATGAGGCACAGCATGTACCTCAGGGTGTAATTATGCATTTACTTGGACGAGTAGGACGATTTCCGGCTCAGGATGATATTACAGAAGATTATTTTGCGTATGTAATAGCTGATACAAATCCACCATATACGAGTCATTGGATGTATAAAGAATTTGAGGGAGAAAATAAATACTCAGGCAATAAAATATTTCATCAGCCACCTGGGTTAATTAAAAATAAAGATGGGTTTTGGATTGATAATATTGAAGCTGATAATTTTATGCATTTGAAAAAAAATTATTATTTCAATATGGCAAGAGCAAACAGTTTCAATGAGCAATACATAAAAGTTATTTGTAATGGACAATATGGATTAAGTAAAAAGGGGAAATCTGTATATTCTGAATATAATGATGATTTACATTCTAGAGATATTGTTGATGTTATAGAGGATTTACCAATTGTTATTGCAGTCGATGGCGGTAGTACTCCGGCTGCTTTATTAGGCCAATTAACAGAATCGGGGCAGATGAGGTTCTTTAAGGAATTTACTACACATTTTTCATCAGCTCGTTCATTAAAAGAGAATCACGTGATTCCGTATGTTGATAAATATTTGAAAGGTTATAAAATACTTATTATTCATGATCCATCTATGAGCAAAAGTAATGAAAATATAGAAGTGAGTGCTGCTCAAATATGGGAAGATACCAGGTGGACAGTAGAGCCTGCTAAAAGCAATTACATTGATCCAAGGTTAGAAGCGCAAAAATCATTTCTTAATAAAATGGTTGATGGTGAACCAGCGTTTATTTTATCAAGAACAGGATGCCCAATTCTTAGAGAAGCTATGGCATCAGAATATATATATGATGAAGTTAAAGGAAAAAATGAAGGTACTTTTAAAGATATTCCTAATAAATCTCATCCTTATTCTGATATAGCAGATTGTGGGCAATATATGGCATTAGAATTTTCGGGTGATGGCATAAGAATTGAACAGGAGCCAGATATAGATCTGGACGAATTTACAGAATCAAACTTAAATAGTGGGTGGGTATAATTATGACTAAAAATGATATGAACGGTCAAAGTGATGACATTAAGATTAAAGATCCAAAAAAAATGGATGATGATGAACTATTAGAGTTATTAAATAAACATGTAGATAGTTGGTTTTCGTTTTTTAAAGATAATATTATTGAAGGACGTGATCGTAAAAGATTTGCATTTGGTGACCAATGGGATGAGCAAGTAGCAGAAGAATATAAAAATACCGGAAAAGTAATGCTTACTACAAATAAGCTTAATCCTCACGTTCGAAGATTAGTTGGTGAAGTAAGAGCATTTACACCGGCATTATCTGTAAAGCGAACTGATGAGCTTAGACAAAATGATGAAATGCCTAAAATAATAGAAAATCATATTAGAAAGGTATCTTTAAACTCTGATGCTAAGACCGCTTATCAAACTGCATTTAGAGATGAAATTGTTTCCGGATTTGGTGTTGTGTCAGCTTGTCTTGAGTTTAAGGATGAAAATTCATTTGAGCAAAAAATAGTAATTCAAGAACAAACCGAACCTGAACGAGTAGGTTTTGATCCATCAGCAAAAGATATAACTAAGTCTAACGGTGATTATTCTTTTGAATATCAAACAATGAGTAAGAGTGAGTTTAAAAACACTTATGGATTTGTTCCCAACTTTGATGCAGAGCCTTTGACATTCGGTGAGAAGTTCACTTTTGAATGGATAAACGAAGATAATGTAACCTTATTAGATTTTTACTTAAAAGAGTATTTTGATAAGACTTTAGTATTACTAAAAAATGGTCAGTCGATGGATCTTAAAGAATATAACAAAATGGTTGATTTTGTTAATGATCTTCAAGAACAAAACCCTGATCAGATTAATCCACAGATAATGGATGAAATGGAAATTGTTCAAAAAAGAAAAGTTAAAGACTATAAAATAATGAACTACAAGTTTATTAAAGATAAAATACTTGAAAAGAAAAAATGGCCATCTAGATTTTTACCTCATGTATTTATTGATGGAGATAGTTATTTCTTAGAAGGCAAACAGTATACACAACCATTTATTAAAGATGCTATTGATTCACAGCGTATGCTTAACTTTGTCAATACAGAAATTGTACAAAATATTAAAGATGCTAATAACGAAGATTATTTGGTAACTCCGTCTAATATCAAAGGATTTGAAAAAATGTGGAAAGATAAGAAGCGCAGAAAAGGTGCTCTTATTGCTAATCCAGATAAGAAGACCGGACAAATGCCACAAAAGCAACCTCCTTCCCAGATCAATCCGCAATTACAACCAATGTCGTTAAAGCTTGAAAATGATATCAAATCATGTCTTGGTATTTTTCAGTCGAACGAAGGATCGTCTCAAAGTGATCTTTCTGGTGTTGCTGAATTAACTCGTATAACACAAGGAAATTTAAGTACTTTTGTATATGTAAGTAATTTAAACAAAGGTATTGAGCAGTTAGGAAGGTGTGTATTAAGCTTAATGCAAAATACATTGCAAAGTACACAGAAGCTCGAAGGTGTTGATGAATCTGGTGAGGAAACATCAGATATGATAAATCAGCCTCTACCATTTGGTGGAGTTCAAAATGACATTAATGATGGAACATTTGATGTTGCTATTGCAGCTAGTTCCGCTTTTGCGATTCAGAAGATGCAAGAATACCGAGAGATATTGAGTTATGTATCTGCATTTCCACAAATGGCTCAGGTTGTTCCTGATATTGCAGCTCTTAAGTTAAGCTCTGATTCTAGATATGATATTGCATCTAGAGCTAGCGAAACATTGCCGCTAGAGATTAAAGCGCAGGATAAAGATAATCCGCAAGCTGCTGCTCAAGCTCAAAAACAGTTACAGCAACAGCAGCAACAACAACAACAAATGCAGCAAATGCAAATTCAAATGCAGCAGATGGGAGCTCAAATCAAAATGATGGCTGAAAAGAAGAAAGGTGATGCTTCTGAACGAACATCAAATGCAAATATGATGAATGCTCAGACTAATCGAATGGAAGCAAACCAGAAGAGCACAATTGAAGCGGCAAGATTACAAACTGAACAGAATAAAGCTGCTATGGATTTAGAAAAGGAAAAATTGAAGTTTGCTAGTAGTGCAATGAAAGCAGTATGAAAAATAAATTGACAAATTTATATTTAGTAGTACAATAAATCTACTGACGAATATACAGTCATTAAATGTATAGCCACGAAGCGAATATGCAGCTTTTCAAAATGTATAGATGTGTAAAATGATAGTGAATATGCAACTTTAAATGTATAGAAAAGAGAGGTGAATATGTCTGAAACAATTATCACCGCTGAAAGTTTAAATAGTGATCAAGAAGATCATGAAATAAATAGAAAGCAAGATATTGTGGACTCTCCGGACGCAGAGGATGAGAATTTAGAATTAGATCAATCATCAGAAGATAGTGCGGATGGAGATGTACAAACTAAGTCTGACGAAGAAGCTCCGGAAACGGAAGTTACTCAAGATGACGAAGATTCACAGACAGATTCGCAAGCTGATGACTCGGAGGAAGGTCAGGAATTAGGTGATAAACCCGAAAAACCTGATATTCCGAAG